TGACCACGACGCCATCGGCAACAGCAATGATGGTGTGGCGAGTGGGGTTCAGGAACTGCTGTTGGAGTACAAGAACACTCCGAAACCGTGCGGGCTCGGGATAGCGTTTGAGCAGGCAGTGTGGAAGGCGATCTGCCGGTTGGATAACCCCGATGTGGAGGATGAGTGGGCTTCGGCTGCGAGAGAATATCTATTAGACAGAGTGAATAAAGATACACCTTCGGAAGCGTGGGTGGCCGCTGCCAAGGGGGTGATGGCGGAATCTAACATCCGTGCCATCGTCGCCCTTGAGATGCGGAGAGTTATGAAGAGAATTCTGAGCGAAATGAACGTCTCGTTGGAGGCCGCTCAGAAGGACGGGTCCATAGTTCTGGTGGAAGCCAGCGAGGGTCAGACATTGGAGGAATGGCAGAAAGAAATGGCCGAGTTGCGTGAGCGTGGCCGGGAGTTCGGTGCTGAGGTTGCGGTGGCACCCGGTGACTAGCATCCAGACCCGGTGCAGGGAATGTCCGAGAATCACCCGGACGGAAGTAGACGAGATGCAACTGGAGAAGTACCTCCAACGGGAGGGGCTTGTGCAGGAACTGTTTCCCGACTACGATCAGAGCCAACGCGAAGCGATCATGGGATACCGTGGCGGCTACTACCTGTGTCCGATATGCTGGGATCGCACCTTTCCAGAGGAGGACGAGTGACCATCAGACCCAGTGGGGAAGAATCGACGCTGACCCGGAAGCAACTGCTTGCCTGCCGTGATGCGGAAGAGAAACGTCTGCGTGAGAAGTGGGCCGAATGGGAGGGTCGAAAAACGAGTTGCAACATAACTCTCTCTGGGCACCGCTCCGACCTGCACAAACACCGGGGTGGGACAGTATGATGCTGACGTTGCGTAACGGGTCCGAACCGCTCATGTGGAGCGTGAAGACCGCCGGTTCCGGATACCGCAACTATCATGGCACTGTGCTGGCCAAGTGGACGGGCGGGGTGCACAGGTTTGTCGTGTGGACGATGTATTCGGACGACGGTGACGAATGGGAGTGCGATGCAGGCGCCTATTGTGATACGATAGCGGGTGCATCAGAGATCTTTGCCCAAAGGGCAGGGACTCAACCGGGACACTGGGTGTCTTGGTTTGAGAAAATAGAAGAGACAACCAACAAGAAAGAGGTTACTGACAGTGAGTAACATTTTGGAAACACTACCGGGCCGTGACAGGGCCAGCAACTACAACTGGGACCTGTGGCTAGACGGGCGGGTGCATGAACTGGTAGACGGTGAAGATTTCACTGTCGCTCTGGGCAGCATTCGTGCGATGGCGTTTGCCCGGGCTAAGAAGTTGGGCGTGCCACTTGCTACACGTTCCACCGACAACGGCCTTGCAGTTCAGGCCTTGCGTACACGCAACGAGTGGTAGTCGTACGCGACGAGGATGACAACGACCATACCCTGTACCCTATTGTCGAAGTGCGTTGGGGAACGTACAACGAATGGCATGCCCAAGTGTCACAGCAGATAGAGTGGTCAGAGATGCTACGATCAGAGGTCATAGCGTTGAACGCTGCCCGCCTGCGCAGACAAACAATATTGGGAGATATACAGGAAATGGAATCGAAGTTATCCTAGGATAAAAGATCGTGGGGGTCGGGGTTTCCCCTCCTTTAACCCCGGCTCCCACACTCTCTTAAAGGAGTAAAATGTCAGACGAAACTGAAGAAAAGGAAATAAAAGTCGTTGGAGAATACCTCCAATTCCTGCGTGAAGGCGTCCAATACAGTTTGGATTTGCAGTCCACCATGTTGCAGATCATTGGCGATTTCGCCCACGATCAGGGCCACGCATGGGACCGATTGATGGATTCCTTGGGGAGCCTGCTGGGGGAACCTCCCGAAGAGGACGATGGACAGGATGGCTGACCTCGTGTACGGACATATGGCATATGACCAGCCCATAGGGGCTGGTCTATGCATATGCATATGGGGGGTCCCCGGCCCCGGAACGGGAGCGTGCTAGGATGATGGAAGTGACCGCTGACCGGATAGTTCTGCGCCAATCTTGGCTGGGTCAACTGTCGATGTGCCCGGAGCGGGCACGGCAGGACATGCTGGAACTTTCCGAGTCGTCCGAATCGACCAGCACCGCCATCGGGACCGCCGTCCACTACGGGATCGAACAGTGCCTGTCGGAAACGATCCGGTCAAAGGCTCCGCTGTCGGTGGAAGAAACCGTGGAAGCATCCATGGAGGAATGGAAAAGAAAAGAACCGGAGATTGTCCGCTGGAACCATCCGTCTGCCGACTCGTGTACGGACATTGTGGAAAAGAACACGACCGCTTGGTGGCATGAAGTCCGCCCCGACATTCAACCCAAGGCGGTGGAGTGGACGTTTGAACTGCCGCTCGTTGTCGATCAGAAGCCGGAGATCTGGTTGCAGGGCACCGTGGACTGTGTGCAGGAGGACGGGTTGCCGATCATCGATTGGAAGAACCCGGGGCGTAAGCCGTCCGCTGAGTGGGAGAAGAAACGGTGGTCGGTGCAGGCCGCAGCGTATACGTGGGCCACTGTCAAGGCCGGTATGGCTACTGACCCTCCGGGGTTTGAGTTCGTGCATCTTGTGAAGGGTGATGTTCACAGGACGCTTGTAGAGTATGGACCGGCGGAGTGGGCGAGTCTGGTTGCGCTGGCCCGCTCTGCCGGTACCCTTATTTCCGCTGACCTGCCAGTATGGCCGTTGAACATGACGGGCTGGCATTGCTCCCCCAAATGGTGCGGGGCGTGGTCTACCTGTAGGGGCAGGTTTGCGGGACCAGATCCATGGAACCAACTATAAGGAGAGATACCATGGCAGCAGCAACAGCAAAGAAAACAGAGATTAGGGTTACGGTGACACGCCGCAGTGTGATGCAGGTCGCACCTTACGAATCGGAAGAAGCATCGTCGTCGGTGGAGTTCTCCATGGATGGTGACGCTTCGGCGGAAGATGTCATGGGCGAGCAGTCGGCGTGGAGCGACAGGCTCGCTACCGCCAACTATGAGTCGTTGGGCATCGGTTACGAGATTACGGAGGTGGCCGTACGACGGTTGCAGAAAAGCGTTCCCGGGGGCAACGAGAGTGTTGCCGTGGCTGCCGCCCCGCCACCACGGCCCGCTGCATCCGGCGGTGGTGCACAGGATGACCTGTGGCGAGACGTGATGAACAACAGCAGTAAGTGGTTTACGAACTGGCCGGAGCAGTTGGACGGCAGCGAGAACCCGAAACGTCCAGCGTACCGGCGTTCCGCCGACGGCAAGGGACTGTGGTTGACCCGCAAGGACGGGTCGGCAAACTTCCCGAACTTCTTTGTCTGTCCCAAGACCGGTAAGAGTGGTGAGGCTTTGACGGAGATCGGAAACCAGATCAGTCAGAAGGTATCCTAGCGTTATCCTCTGATAAGTGATGGCAACCTTATTCACCGAAGGGGAAGTAGCCCTCCGTTTGGCTGATGCTGTCCGGCCCAACGAGGGTGAACCCCCGGCGGAAGCAACCAACGTGGCGAAAGGCCCCAAGCGGTTCCCGCTCACCTCCACCGTGGTGGACAGTCTCGTAGGGTTCATTCAAAACCCCACGGAACGGTGGTATCTGGGCTTCCCGGAGTTTGATCTCGCTACCCGTGGCGTGGGTCGTGGCGAAGTGATGATGATTCTGGGACGGTCCCACACCGGCAAGTCGCAGATCCTGTTGAACAGCATTGTGTGGAACCTTGTCAACCACCACGACACTCATGCGGTCATCTTCTCGTTGGATGAACCACGCGAACTGGTGTTGATGAAAATGTTCTGCCTGCTGAAAGGCCGCTCCTCCGAAGAGGTAGAGGACGCGATCAAAGGGCAGGACAAGGACACGTTGTCAGATTTGGAGCGGGCTGCGACACAGGAACTGTCCCGGGTTGCCATCGTGGATGAGGCTATCCACTTGGATGAGATGGCGCGGGTTATGGATGAGGCGACGGCATGGTGGGGGTGTTCCCCCAACTTTTGCATGATCGACTATTTGGAACTGCTGCCGGGTGGTGACGCCGATTCGGTCGGTGTCACCTCCAAAGCACAGGCTGTGAAACGGTGGGCGAAAGATCAGCGTGTCCCCGTAGGGTTGGTGCACCAGTCGGGACGCGGGTCGTCTCCGCCGGGGCATGCAGCAGGCTTGTACGGTGGCCGGTACGGTGGCGAACATGAGGCTATCTTCGTGTTGGAGGTGTACCGCAAGAAGGACCGTAACGACCTGTCGCATTGGGAATCCCAATACCATGCCAACAGTATCAACCTCAACCTGTGTAAGAACAAGCGTACAGCCAAGGTGTTGGATCAAACCTATTACATGGACCCGGTGTGCGGTCACGTACACCCGTACCATGAAGAGTTGATACCGGACACAGCCCAAGTGTAAAGACAATGGACCGAAACGTCAGTGCAGAAACTGTAGCCGGGTTCGCCTCACTGTTTCAGGGCGGCAACATGGCGCAGTCTCTGCCGGACGGCGGCTTCTACCCGATGGAGAACCCTGACGGGTCGTTCTACCCCGCCACCGGAGAAGCCTACCAGAAGGCCGTAGAGGGCCACCTGCGCCGAGAAGGGGAGGGGATCGGTGTGTACCCTCTCATGGCGTTACAGGGGCCGGAGGGGGCCTTAGAGGCGTTCACAGTGTGGTGGGGGTGTGTCGATTGGGATGAGGGTCGGCATGAGTCGTTTGTGCATGCCAAAAACGTGCACGAAGTCCTCGCCCAAATCGGCATCAAAGGATGGGTGGAACGGTCCCGGTCCAAAGGGTTCCACCTGTGGGTGTTCTTCACCGAACCGCTCGCCGCACGGGTCGTCCGCGACGGACTGATCGGCGTATGCAACATCGTGAACGCACCCACCAAAGAGGTCAACCCGAAACAGATATCGTTGATCGGGAAGAAGATAGGCAACGGGATGCGGCTCCCCTACCCGGCGTTACGGGAACCCGGGCAGCATGAAATGCTCAACCCGAAAGCCACCTACTCGCAGATCCCCACCGCCGACTCGTTTGTTACAGAAGCGTTACAGACCCGGGTCACCGGGGAACAATGGGAAGCAGCAGTAGTTCTGTACAAGAAGAACGAACCGCCCCCGGTGCGTCGCGCATCGTACAGTTACACGGGCCGCAGGTTGACCGGTCCCGCTGAAGCGGTCCGACGCAACGGCCCCCGGATCACATCGGACAAACCGCACGGTGACCGCTCCGGCACCCTGTTCAGCCTCGCCTGCCACATGATACGTCAAGGGTACGGCGACGGTGACATAGCGAAAGAACTAAGAGACGCAGACAGCGACTGGGGAGGAAAGTACGCAAAGCGACCCGACGGCAACACCCTACTAGACAACCTATTAAGCGCAGCCCACAAGAAAGCATGGTCTGATAGTGAAAAGTTTCTCCGTGAGAATCGGTCGCCGCCCCAAGGTGAAAGCCAGACCACGCCATAACAAGAAGGGGCAGGTTTTCACACCGAAAGGGACGCTGGACGAGGAGAAAGAAATAGCGGTCGCATGGCGGCAAGCCAAAGGGACCCTGTTCAAAGGCCCCGTCGAAGTGCACCTCGCATACTCCCCGACCGAAACGCTACTCACCGTTCAAGAATCCCCCCACGACGCACGCACCCTCAGAGGAGACTTGGACAACTACGTCAAACTCACCTTGGATGCCCTCAATGGTGTAGCGTGGGCTGACGACGGGCAGGTCGTCCGCATCCTCGCCGTGAAAGTAGACTCCCTTGATCCTGATTGAACTGGAACCATGGGAATACGAATGGGCATCCCACGTCGGCGCCCGACGGTTCATAGAAAACTGGGGTAAAAGAGACGCCGCCCACTACGACAAGAAACGGATGGAAGACGACCGCACCGCACAAGTCGCCGCATGTGTTGGTGAACTGGCAGTCGCCAAAGCCATCAACCAATACTGGTCCGGTCACGTCTGGCACAAATCAGTCCACAAAGACTACAAGCACTTCCCCGACGTAGGCACCAACATCGAAGTCAGGCGTGTACGGACAAGCACCAACGCTGCCGTACGCAAACGGCAACTAGGGAACAAACTGATCCTGTTCGTCGTACAACCCGTAGCCCCAGAGTTCCGTGCCGTACAAATCTTAGGATGGATCAACCACGACAGGGCATGGAAGATTGGAGAACCCTCCGGGTATGATCCGGAAGGAACACGGCTAATAGCCGAAGAACACTTGAAGTCTGTGGTAGACTGGAAGGGTTAGTCAGCAGCCAAGCAGCCACCAAAATCAGGCTACCTTGGATGCGCAATGCCCAACAAACGAGAATACCCTTACGACCCTGCCGTACTTGACCACCTCCGTGTCATGCACGCACGACACGATCAGATAAACTGCAGACCGTTAACGACTCTGGAACTCCTGATGCAAGAGGCCCCCGGATGGGAAGGCCGTACAGGACTGATCCCCATTACCGTAACATTAGAGTTGCGGGAAGCCCTAGCGGACGCCATCGATTCGCTACCATCCGAAGACCGGTACATCACCGAACAACTACTGGTACAGGGAAACTCTCTGCGTAAACTCGGATACGTACTCGGGATCCCGAAAACGTCACTGGCCCGACGGCGAGACAAGATACGCAGACGACTCATGGATCAACTCGTAGAAACCGATGTGGTACGCCGCTGGTTGCGGGCCTAACCTTCCCCCTGCACCCCTGTCATACACTGGCGGATCATCCCCATCAGCGACGTAATCCACACACCCCACGCATAGGTGGCGTCCTCAACGCCCTCTAGGCTGGCGTGGAACGCCGCCAACAGCATCTCCGCCTCATCCTCATTGAACACCAACAACAAACCCAACAGGCCATCGTTGGCCCACTTGGCGTGCGTACCGTCCACGACATCAAACAGATGGGCGCTCTCCTGCAGGGC